TTAGACTTTGTTTTAATAATTATTGAGGTAAAATTTCTATCTTCGTAAAGATGAGCTAAAATTTCTTGTGTAGCATCACTCCAAGATATTGTACCAAAATTAGATACTGAACTTCTTAAACCTTCGTAATCCTTATTAATTTTATATTTTGCCATATCTGTATATATTTTTAAGTACGATGGTAAAGATAAGATATTTATTTTATCACAATCGCACATAATGAAAAGATATAAGCAGGGAGCTTTTAATAACCCCCTGCTTTATCTATAATTATTAAGATGTAGTCGCTGTTAAGTCTCCTGCTAAAACTGTAATATCTCCTGAATATTCAAGAGGTAATTCAAATTGTCTTGCAGTTAAAGTAACTGTAACACCATTGTCATCTGCATAAGCAGCTCCGCTACCACCTTCTATTGAAGTTAGGTTAGCATAAGTTTGGTTTCTTGTCCAAGGAGTTGAAGCCGCAGATTGATTTTCGTAAGTATAACTCCAACCTACTATCATTTTCTTGCCTGAATTAAACTCTACTAAAGCCACAGGGCAAGTAGTTTCTAATTTGCTTAACTCTAAAAATCTTGCACCATCACAATTAGGAATGTAGAAAGAAACAGCACACTCATAAGATGTGCTACCTCCTTCTTTTGCTCCTGTTATTGTAAGAGATGCAGTTTCATTTTTAAACTCAAACCTAGCCCAAGGTATAGTACCTATAAAACTAGTTAAAGTATGATTTGCTGGCGAAGCTGGTAATGCTGTAGTTACATTATCCAAATCCGTTAAAAGAATTTGTCTAATACCACCTACTGCGTTTAAGTCGCCACAAGCCACTAATAATCCTGTATCTATTGCCATTTTATTTTATTTTTAAGGTTATTAAATTATACTAAACAAGCTCCATTTACTAGAGAGTTAAATCCATATTGGTAACCCATTGTAAAGTTAGAACGGATATACATATTGTCAGAAACTTCATCATAAAACATTTTAAGCTGTGTATCAGGGTCTGTTACATTAGAGCCAATAATTAAATTGTCTTTAGCAGCATAGATACAACCTTGAGTTGCTTGAATTCCTGCTGTAGCACAAGTAAATAGTGCAGGTAAATCAGCACCTGTTAAAGCTGTTAAAGCTACGTCCCACTCATACATAGGTACTAATTCAACACCTCTAAAACTTAATCTTGCATAATTAACACCTGATTGAGCTTCTGAATGTCCATAGTCAACTGCACCCGCTACTGCAACTGCTGTTAAAGCACCATAGTAAGCATTGTAGATGTTTGGAGTTACAAACATTCTTTTTTCTGACGCAGGAATTTGTTGTAATTCTGCTGAAGCACCATCAAATACATTAGTTAAAAGAGTAACTGCATCTGAAGAAGATATAACAGCACCAACTGCAATTAAGTTTCCTGCTGCTGTAGTAGCTGCAGTAACCTCATTCATTTGTGTTCCATTAATTGCTCCACCTGCTGACAAAATTTTCCATAATCCATCTGCCCAAGTGTAAGTACAATCAGCTACTGCTGCTGCAGTATTTCCTGCCCACATATTTCTTACAACATCTGATTGGATTCCGTGTCTTACTCTGTTAATAATTACATCTGCTAACTGAGTTCCTGTTAAGTCAGGCATATTTAATCCATTCTTATAAGACTCAACAATAAATTGGTCTTTAAACTCGTCCCAACATTGTGATTGTTTTACAGAAACATTAGATACTGTAATTACTTTTGGAGCCACAGTAAATCCTGCAGGGTCGCAAGTATTTGTTGCTGAACAACCTGTGTTTAATGCAGTTATTCCTGATAATTTAGGAGCTAACATTAAATTTTGTTTATATTTTACATTAGGGTAAACTGTGTAGTTACGCATAATATCATCAGAACGAAACATTGGTTCTAATAAAATTTGTGAAGCATAAGTTCCTTGGTAAGTTGCTCCTAATCCGTCTAAAGCTATATTTGCCATTTTTTATTTATTTATTTATTTATATTTATTTTAATTTATTTGCTAATGCAGAGAAAAATTTATTTTCCTTGCTTTCTACTTTGTTTTCTATTACTGCAGGGTCTCCGTCAGTAGAAATTTCTGTACCCTTTGCATCAGCTTTACTTAATAAAGCATTTAGTCTTTCTACTTCTTGAGTAAGAGTTTCTTTTTCTCCACCCAATTCAGCAACAAAACTATCAAGCTCAGTAACTTTAGCTTCAAATGCAGAAAGTTTCTCAGAAACTTCTTTGTCATCAGCCATCATTACCTCTACCTCTTTAACGTCAGCAGTTTCAGACTCATTACTATTTTTTACTTTAGCAATGATTTCGTCAACTTTAGCGTTAAACCAACTTTTCAATTCTTCAGTCATTTTTTTACTTTTTAAATTAACACTTAGTTTATTTTGAATTTCCTTGTCTGTTATATTTTTAAACTTAGAAACGTCATATTTAGCCGCTACTTTTATAGCGTCAGAGATAGAGTCAATAAATCCTAAATTAAAAGCTTCATCAGCACTTAACCAAGTTTCTTCGTCCATCATTTCTTGTACCTTATCATAAGGTAATCTTGTTTTTTTTATGTAAATATCAGCAATCTCTCCACTAATTTTTTCTAATAGAGCTGCAGTTTTCCTCATCTCACTTGCCTCTCCCATTGCACCACCCCAAGCATTGTGTATCATAAACAAAGAGTTTTCAGCCATTATAACCTCATCTCCTGCTAATGCAATTACACTTCCCATACTTGCAGCTATACCCTCTATATATATAGTAGTTTTTGCTGTTCTTTTTCGTAAAACATTGTAGATAGCCATTCCTTCAAATACATCACCACCTACACAATTTATATGAAGGTTCATTGGAACATCTTTAAAGGCTTTTATTTCTTCAATAAATCCTTGAGCTGTTACTCCATATGCACCTATTTCATCAAATATATATATGTCAGCAATCTTGTTAGAAGACTCTGCCTTAATGTTAAACCAATTTTTATTCATAAACACAAAAATATTTTTATGTTATGACAAAGTTACGCAGTTTTAGGAATAAATTTAGATGAGTATATTTTTAGTAACAACCTCTTTGTTTCTTTCTTTGTAAACTATGCTTTGAGCTTGTCTTTCAGAAATATCGTATTTAATAGATAAGTCCATAAAAGTATATGTTCTGTTGCCTTCATTTTTTCTTAGCATACAATCAAAATCATATATAATCATATAATTTCTTAATCTTTTTGGCTCAACAATTCCTCTTTCAATAAGATGCCTTAAAATATCTTTTGCAGTAGGCTCGTGCCATCTTTTTAAAATTTCAACTTCTGCAATATCTATATATTCTAAAACAACATCTATTTTATTTTGTCTTGACGCCATATTAGTTATTAGACTTCCAAATGTTATTTACGTTATTCCAAAATTTAGTTACAGCTTTTCTACAACCTATACAGCCTAGTTGTTGTTTTATGTGAGGAAAATGTCTGTGCCATTCATTAAATAAAATTTGTAAGCCATTGGAATTATATTTACCATTTTGTTCTATTGAAATATTATTTTTCTTTATTGCTTCAATAATTTTTACTTTATTTTCTTCAGTAACTTTATCAGCTATTATTTGTATTGTCATTCTTCCCATTTATTTATTGGGCAAACACCTAAATACTCTTTAGACAAAGTAGCTTTCGCATCTATAAAGCAAGTACACTTACCACATCTTGCTCCTTTACTCCATCTAGGATATTTAAGCATTGCAAAGTTTCTATAAAAATCGCACTTTTTACAGGTATCTAACCTATCTTGTTTTACTTTTTTACTAACAAACATATGTTTATATTTTTAAAATGTTGCTTCAGCTTCTATTAAGCCTACTGTATTTTGACTATTAGTTATATCTGACTCCACTACTACTACTTTATTATTTTGACTCATTGCATTCATCATATTTTGCTGTCCAATAGCACTAAATTGTGAACTAGCAAAAGAAGGCATATTTAATAAACCACCATCAGCAAACTTAACTCCTCCACCCGCAGCGTTCATTGCTGATAATTGAGTTTTAAACATTGCCGTACTTCGTTTATTAATTACAGCCTCTCCTCCTTCAAGCTCTGCTACTCTACCGCCTACTGCAAATTTTTCTCCACCTTGTGCGTGTGATTTACCATTAACCATTCCTCCGTCTGCAAACTTCTCAATTAACCCACCTTTAGCAAATTTTTGTGATGCAATAACAGCTATTTGTGCGGCAGTCATAGCAGCAATAAAAGGAGAAAAACCAAAAGCTAATATACCTGTTTGAGCAGTAACTTTAGTCATAGCTAAAGCACCATTTATTATAGCTTGTGCAATATCCATTCTTTTCTTTCTTTCAAAAGCTTTCTTTTGAACTTGTAATAATTGAGCTTCATATTGTTCTTGAGTTATTACTCCAGACTCTTTTCTTTCTTCTAATTCTTTTTCTTCTCTTTCGGCTCTTTTTTGTGCATTATTACCAATAATAGAAAAAATACTATCAGAAAAAGCTTTAAACATTTCAAGCCGTTGCTTTGCTTTTGCTTCTTGTTGAGCAAAATAATCGTCATCAGCTTTTTTGTCAGCATCTAAAAGTTTTTGCCTATCTTCTTCGCTGCTAGTAAAAGGGTCAGTAATGTCCATACTAACAACATTTTTTTTAGCTAATTTATCTTCTTCTATTCCAAGATTTTGTAAAACTTTTATTTTATCTTCAATTTGTTTAATTTCAATATTTTTATCTTTTTGGTCTTGCCTTGAAGCTGCAGGTCTTTCTTTAATTAGTTTTAATTCTTGCTCTAATTGATATAATAAATCTGATTCTAAAGCTTTTTGTTGGTCAATAGATTTTTTTCTATCTCTTTGATATTTTTTTTCTAGTCTAATTCCTTCTAATAATCTGTCTTGTAATTTTTTTTCTTGATTTATTGTGTTTTGATTTGCAAAAAATCTTTTATTGCTAGTCTTAAGCTCCTCTTCAGCTTTTTCTTTTCTAAGCTTACTTTGTTTCAACTCATCTTTATAAGCTTTTATGTTTAAATCAGAAACTAATTTAGTGTCTGCTATCTCTCTGCTTAATAATTCGTTTATTTTACTTTTTTCTTTTGATAGTTTTTTTGTAGACTCAGTTAAATCATCAGCAGCATCAGAAGCTAATAAAAATTTTTCTACTAAATATCCTAAACCAACAACAACCAATCCTATTCCTGTCCTAGCCAAAGCTTTTTTCATAGTGTTTACTCCTGTAGTAAATAAAGCTGTTGCAGCAGTAGCTCCTTTTGTTACTCGAGTATAAGCAAACAAAGCTGTATTGTAAAGAAAAACAGTAGCAGTTGCTATTTTTTGAGCAACATAACCTGAAACAACAACTTTAGTTAAAAACATTACTACTTTTATTAAAGTTGAAATAGTCTTACTGTTTTCAGATAAAAAATTACCCCATTTTGCTAGTGATTCAGTCGTGCTTTGCAATCCTTCATTAAAATCTTTCATTATAGAAATTGCAAGACCTTCAGTTGCAGATGGTAACCTTAAAAAAGCACCTTGTAAAGTATTTCCTACTATTCCTGCCATTCTTGCAGCCTCTCCTCCTGATTCTTTTAAACTATTTCTATAATCATTTAATATATCTACATTTGCTAACATAAGTTCAAACGCTGCAGCTTGTCTTAAATCTACAACACCTAAAACATCAGCCATACTACCGCCTTCCTTACTAAAGTTTCTCATAGCAGGTATTAATTCATCTAAAGAATGTATAGTCATTCCAAATGATTTAGATAAATCTGAAGAAGGGTCTTGCATTTTTAACAATATATTTCTTAAAGACGTACCCGCAATAGAAGCCTCTATACCTGCATCAGATAATTTAGCCATTATTGTTGTAGTATCTTCTATAGAAAATCCTGCCGCTTTAGCAATAGGAGCAACTTTAGTCATAGAAGTTTGAAATTTTTCTATATCAAGTGCTGAAGTAGAAAAAGCAACAGCCATTACATCTACTACTCTTTGTGTTTCAGAAGCGTCTAAGCCAAAACCTCTAATAGCAGAAGCAGCTACTGTTGCACTTCTAGCTAAATCACTACCTGTTGCTGTCGCTAAATCAAGAGTTGCTTTTTGAGCGGACATAATTTCATCAGCACTAAATCCTAACTTAGAAAAGTTTAATTGTAATTGACCTACTTGTTCTGCGGTAAAAAATGTTGTTCTACCAAGGTCTTCTGCTGAAGCTGTAAGTGCTGCAAACTCTTGTTCTGTAGCTCCTGAAATAGCATTTACCTTAGCCATAACAAATTCAAATTCTGAAAAAGTTGATACTACAGAAGAAACAACTCTACTAACTGTTCTAAAGGCTGTAACTATAATACCTATAGCGGCAGCACCTTTTACAAATTGTTTTGCTAGTCCGTTTGAAGATTTAGTTACTTTTTTGTTTTCGCTAGTTGTATTTTTTAAATTTTTATTTAAATTTCTTAACTCTTTAGATTTATTACTTATAGCCCTTGTAGTTATCTCATATTGCTTTGCAGCGTTTTTTCCTGCATTACCTGTTTTTTTTTGTTCTTTTAATAACAGCTTTTGCTGCTTTCTTAATTTAATTAATTCTTCTTTTAAATTAGAAACTTTTTCAAGGTTTGTAATCTCAACTTGTATGGCAAATTTTTTCATTTTTTATATTGTTAATTGTATAGCTTTAAAACTTCCGTATTTATTTAATATAGCATCTATTTCTAAAGATATACTATTTTCTATGTCTTTTTCAACACCCTGAGCATTAGCAATTTCAAAAGCAGTTTCTATAAAAAAGTATCTTCTAGGTGCAACTTTTTTTCCGCCTTTTGTGTAATAACCACCTTTACCATTTTTGTTTTCAAGTTCATCTTTAACTGTCTGTATAAAATACCTTCTTCGGCTATCACTGTCAAAATTTAACTCTCCTCTTGCTTCTTTTTGTCTAGTCCATATGTCTAAAGCTGAATATGTAACATCAACACTACTAGCTCCGTTATTTACAATATCCATATATGAATTATTATTCATAACGTCCATTCTTAAACCTTTTCCTACTTTATGTACTCTTACATAAAATCCATTTTTAAGACTTCCCGAAGCAACGTGCTTTTGAAAATCTAACTCATCTTTAAGATACTCTATATAAAGACCACCCGCCCTTCTTAAAGCTTCTTTTATGATTGGTAAATTATCAGCCATTATTCGTCGTCTTCTATTACGTTATTTACACTTCTTCTTAATACTTTGTGGACATTTCCATATTCATCTTCAGCAACTATAGGTATTAAAAAATCTTGACTATTTATTGTTACAGTCATATAAACAGTTAGCCCGCTAATTACAGCTACACCTCCATCATTAATTTGATTAACTTTTAATCCCATTTTTTTATTTTTTAAATAGTTCGAATTGCAGGTAATGTTGCATTATTCCAACTTCCATCAGTTGCATCTAAAACAGGGTCTGCAGAAGCATATCCTCCTCTGCTATTCCATTTTAACAACTCTACTTTTGTAGTTTTTATAGCCGCAGGAGAATAATCTATAATTTTATTTATTTTCCAATAAGTTCCGTCTATATAAACAAGCTTTCTTAAATCTAAATTTACAATATCTTTTGTATTTAAGTTAATAGCTACTGTTCTTATTCTTGGATTCTCTTTTATCATTTCAATCATATTTTTATAATATGTATGATATAGTCCATTTCCAACAGAATAGGTAGTATAAGTATTTTGAGCATCATCATAATCTCTAACCCAAACATTTCCAAAAGTTAAAACAGGAGAATTGCTATCGTCTCTATTTACTGATGTAGCTTGAGGAAACACCTGTGATAAAACTCCTGAAGCATTTTGGTCTGCAAAAATTCCTTTATAAGTTGTGTCCCAAGTTTGTGCAACAGCATATTTTAAACATATTGCATTAATATTACTTGACAAATCAGGGCTATATTTTTTCCAAAATAATAACCTTGGTAAGAACTCATAGCCCTTATCAGGTCTTGCAGAGCTGTTTGGGGATATATACCCTCCACTTTCTAATTCTTCCCATAAACAAGCTATATGAGGGTTAGGATTAGGATTACTTGATATATCTATATCTCCTGCGTTAAAAGTTCCTGCAAAAAAAGGATTTTCAAATGTTGTTGTTCCTTTTTCAAATTTATTAGACAATGTTTCATAATATGGGTATTCATCTTCTATTTCTTTAAAATAATCTAACCCTCTTTGTTTTACTTTAGAATCTTTACCATCAGATTTATATTTAAAAATTATTTCTCTGCTTAAAGAAGATTTAACCCAAGTGTCTAAATATTCTTGACTTCTATCTACCTTGCCTGTCCAATCTAAAGCTTCAGATAAAGGTTTGTAAAATTCATCAAAAGGCTCAATGCTAACAACTTTGCTTGACTCACTTGTAGTAAATTGTAAATTAAACGCTTGAGCTATTCCTTTTATAAAATCAATTTGTCTATACTCTTCATTTATAACATCTTTTAAATTATATGTTTGTCCATATGCAGCATATTCAGGCTGAAATTTAACATCATATCTTCCGTTAGGAACATTATCCGCAGGAGTAGCAACAACAATTTCTTGAGAACCATAAAGCTCAATGTCAAATGTTGTTGAAAAAGCACCACTTGATATAAATAATTGTTCCCACTTAACGTGAATTTGAGTTCTAACTATATCTCCTTTATTTAAAAAATATCTTGTATCATCATTTATTTCATTACCAAAATATCCTCTTCCTGTATGAGTGTTAGTTAAATTTTTGGTTATAGTAACTTGTGGAGAACTAGAAGTTTGAGCTAATATTCTCCAATGATTTTCTCCTACAGTTTTTACAATTATTCTTAAAGTAGATTGAGTTATTTTTACTCTTTGCGTATTGTTCCAAGCAAAGTTTTTATATATATAACCCATTCTTAATAGGTTAATATTGTAATACCCAAATTCAGGAACTAAATAAGCCCCTGAGCCATTTGTAAATCCTGCAGTATTAAAATTAGTATCTATTTCAAAATTATTAGGAGTGTTGTTAAGGTTTAAAAAAAAGTTTTGATTATTGTTTACAGTAGAGCCTGAATAATTAAATGTTTTTACAAACCCACTATTCTTAAAAGATGATTCTATAGAGTTTGCTTTGTATCTTGTTCCGTCATCATTATATTTAAAATTTGGAAGAGCAAATAATAATTTTTTAAAAATTGAGCCTTCTATAAAATTTGATGAAATACTATATCCTGCTTGAGTAAAAATTTCTTTAAACACATCATATACCCAAATACAAGGTCTCCAATCAACTACAGGATTTGGAGCGTTATATCTGTTTAGGTTTGAAACAGAACCTACATAACCTACTGACGCTGCATTAGTTCCTGCTTGACCTGCGCCATAAGCGGTATCTAATAATTGAATAGTTCTTTCTTCTCCTGTAGGG